AGGCTTTCCCCTGGTGGGGGTATACTAGTCATTCTGACTAGATGGCATGATGATGATCTAGCTGGCCGTTTATTACAACACGCTGAAAACGGGGCAGATGAATGGGAAGTAGTTAAATACCCTGCTATAGCCGAAGAAGATGAAGAGTTTAGAAAACAAGGCGAACCTTTACATCCAGAACGATATAACCACGAATCTCTAGAAATGATACAAAAAGCCATAGGCCCTAGAGACTGGACAGCGTTGTACCAACAAAACCCTGTGTCTGATGATGGTGATTATTTCACTAGGGATATGATTCAATATTTTGAACCAGACGAAGTTGAGTATGATAAGATGCGTTATTATTGTGCGTGGGATTTGGCCATCGGACAACGAGACAGAAATGACTATTCAGTCGGTGTCGTTGTAGGGGTCGACGAGTATGATAATATGTTCGTGGTCGACTTAGTGCGCGGAAAGTATGACGGTTACGAACTCGTAGAGAAAATACTAGACCTTTACGAACAATGGAGGCCTGGTATAGTGGGGATAGAACGTGGCCATATAGAGATGGCCATCGGGCCATTCTTAGAGAAAAGGGTATCAGAACGTAGGCTACATTCTGCATATTTCAAAGATTTAAAAGTAGGAAGACGTGACAAAGAAGCAAGAGCAAGAGCAATCCAAGGTAGAATGCAACAAGGAAGAGTATACTTTCCTACTGACTCCGTATGGACGGGACCTATGGTGGCTGAACTTCTTCGTTTTCCTAATGGCGTGCATGATGACCAAGTGGACGCTTTGGCCTGGGTTGGTTTAATGATGATGGAGTTTGCTACTTTTTATGAAGCTCCAGAACATATACCTTCTTGGAGAGATAGGTTAAGATATATAGCAAAAGGCGATAAGAAAAAATCGGCGATGAGTGCATAGTATGGCATATAGTAAAAAACCAAAGAAAAATCCAAAAGAAGCAGCAGATTTAGAACTGGCAAACAACCAGTGGAATGCATACACTAGGGCTCGGGACAATGGCCATGAAGAATATATACACATGGCAAAAAAATGCGATCAATATTATAGAGGAGAACAATGGGACGAGTTTGATATGCAACAACTCGATGACCAAGGACGACCTGCTCTAACTATTAATACAATACTACCCACTGTAAATGCTGTTCTAGCAGAACAAAGTACAAAAAAAGCAGACATACAATTCAAACCTAGAGGCGGCGGTAACCAAGAAATTGCAGATGTTTTAACACAGGTATATTCTCAAATAGCAGATAACAACAAACTAGATTGGGTAGAACAACAAGTTTTTTCTGATGGGCTTATTCAAGACCGCGGGTATTTTGATGTGCGTATTGACTATGATGACCATATACAAGGCGAAGTTAGAGTAGAAGCGAAAGACCCATTAGATATTCTTATTGACCCAGATGCAAAACACTATGACCCAAGAACTTGGAATGAAATATTTGAAACCAAGTGGATGAGCATAGACGAAATAGAAGAAGTATATGGACAGGATAAAGCAGACAGACTTAGGTTTTTAGCAGAAACAGGTACAACCTTAGGCGCTGACTCCATGGAGTTCGAAGAAGAAAGATATGGAGACACAGACGAGTACAACTACGGACAACAGTATCCAGGAGACCCAGAAAATGCAAGAATGCTTAGGTCTATTCGTGTTATCGAAAGACAGTATTATAAATTAGATGACTGTATGTATTATGTTGATCCTGTAACAGGTGACAAACGAAAAATACCAAATGCTTGGGGTAAAAAGAAAAGAGAAAACTTTGCAGATCAGTTTGGTCTGTCCATTCTTACCAAAAAAATGCGACGAGTCCGTTGGACCGTGACCGCGGATACCGTAGTGCTGTTCGATGACTTTTCACCATATGACCATTTTACAATTGTTCCATATTTTCCGTACTTTCGTCGCGGTAAACCGTTTGGTATGGTACGAAACTTATTATCTCCACAAGAACAGCTTAATAAGATTTCTTCACAAGAACTGCATATAGTAAACACAACCGCTAATAGTGGTTGGATAGTAGAGTCCGGGTCTCTATCCGGTATGACAGCAGATGATTTAGAAGAACATGGTGCGGAAACTGGCCTTGTACTAGAGTACAACCGTGGCTCTACGCCTCCTGGTAAGATACCACCTAACCAAATACCTACAGGTTTAGATAGGATTGGCCAAAAAGCAGCTATGAATATAAAACAAATCAGTGGTATTACTGATGCTATGTTGGGTACTGATAGTCCAGAAGTTTCTGGCGTTGCTATCAAAGCAAAACAAGGTAGAGGTTCTATGTTGTTACAGGTGCCGTTAGATAACTTAACAAAAACTAGACAGTATTTAGCAGAAAAAATATTACAAATGGTACAGACTTACTATACGGAAGAAAGGATTGTACAGGTTACTGATGAGACTGACCCTTATAAACCTAGAAACAAAGTTAGAGTAAACCAAATGACACCAGAAGGACAAATTATAAATGACCTTACTTTAGGTGAGTATGATGTAATAGTCAGTACTGCTCCTGCTAGAGATAACTTTGACGAAATGCAATTTGCTGAAGCTATTGAGTTGCGTGGCGTAGGCGTGCCTATCCCAGATGACATGATTGTTGAGTATTCACACTTATCACGTAAAGCAGATATAGCAGAAAGAATTAGACAGATGCAGGGCACTGCCCCACCAACCGAAGAGCAACTACAGTTACAACAATTCCAAATGGAATCACAAATCAGAAGCACGCAGCTTGAGATTGCAAAACTAGAAGCAGAAGTAACTAGATTGCAAACTGAGTCTGCTCTGAATGTAGCAAAAGTAGAACAAGCCGAAGCTGATCCACAGTTGAAGGTTGCTGAATTACAAAGTAAACTACAAGCTAAACGTGAGGAGTTAGAGCTCCGTGAGAGGTTATCTTCTATGACAAATGACATGAGGAAAAACCAAAGTGATACCGCAGCTGCTGTTAAAATGGCAACTGCAGCCGTAAAGAATACAACAGGAGGTAATTGATATGGCAGACGAAAATAAAAACGAAAATATAGACGACATTACTATGGATGTAATGCCTGGCGCTGACCCGCTACCAGAAGAGGAAGCAGGGAAAGATTTTAAAGTAGATATGAACTTCGAGGAAGAAGTAGAATTTCCAAAGGAGGAAGAAGTTGAAGAAGTCGAAGAACTCAAGGCTGACGAAGAACCATCGGAAGGAACTGAAGAGGCTGAAGAAGAGGAAGAGGTTGAAGCAGTTGCTGAAGAAGCAGAAAGTGGAGGAGAAGAAACAGTATTGGAAGAAGATGCAGGAGATACACAGCAACCTGAAGGAGGAGTACCGGAGACAACTGTTGAAACAAAAGAACCTATGATTCCAAAGTCTAGGTTTGATGAAGTCCTAGCAAAACAAAAGGCTTTAGCTAAAAAACTAGAAGAAGCCACCAACCCCATAGAAAAAATAGAAAATGCACCTGAATATGATTTTGATGCAAAAGAAGCAGAGTACCAGTCTCTTGTTTTAAATGGTAAAACAGAAGAAGCTGCTAAACTTAGAGGAGAAATCAGAAATGCAGAACGTCAATCTATGATGTTTGAGGTTCAAAATAGGATGGGTAAAACAGTACAAGAAAGTACAGAAGTTGTAGCCCTTCAACAAAAAGCAGCAGAACTAGCCTCAAAGTTTCCTGTATTAGATGAAACACACGCAGACTTTGATGAAACTAAGACACAAGAAGTTTTAGATTTAAGAGATGCTTTTATGATTCAAGGGTTTACTGGCGTAGATGCTTTAGACAAAGCAACTAAATACGTAATGGGTGAACCTGCACCAAAAGAAGATGCTGTAGGTAAAAAAATAGTAGAGAAAAAGAAAGTAGCAAACACACAAAAGAAAATAGAAGCTGCTGAAAAACAACCACCTGCTATGAAAGGCAAGAACAAAACAGAAAAGAAAATAGACATTAGTAAGATGTCTGTTGATGAATTTGATGCTTTACCACCAGAAACTTTACGCAGAATGCGTGGTGATTTCGGATAAACTGTGGTATAACATATATAAGTTCGTCCGTTAGTACGATAACTAACCAGGGTCGTTCCTGTTAAAAATCGTTTTTCGCCCATCATGGCGTTAATCTGGTCGGGGTCGTGCCCGCAA